GCCATGATTGCGTCCCATGTGGTGGCCTATGAGCATCTCTATTATAATGTGATCTAGCTAACAATCTTTTACGTGACGGAAAACTCGCTTCCACACTTTTAATTCCCACTTTATAATAGTATTTCTTATCTTCATCAACCCATTGTTGTAATCTCTCATCCAATACTCCCTTATTTTTAAATAGTATTAACGATCTATTATAAGTTACTCTAAACATATAATACAACGTATCATACGTAATTGGTTCTATCCCTAAAGAATCATACACCAATCCTATTAATCTTGCTAAATTTTTACAATAAAGATCTTGATTATCTTTAGGTATAGCCATTCGCCACTTGTATTGTATAAACGGCCTCCATGGTACTATTGTAGCTATTTCTGGATCTGTCATCTCCAAATTAAAATTCCTAGCTAGTATCCATGATCTCTTTAAATATATTGGGCCTTGATACACTACATTCATCACCTGACTGTTTACCACACGCAGATACGTCAATAATGAGTAATATTTATTCTTTTGCTTAAATGACATGTGGTACACTTGAGTACAATACTCACAAAATTGGTCTATCCCTATAATATTATCTAATTCTCTAGGATAGGCCATTACAAAATCATCTCCAGTTATCAAAATCGCTAATTTTCTATCACACAACGCTTTCCATATTTTTCGTCTAATCTCCCTCACTGATACCCTCATTTTATAAAAAATAAACGTTAAGTACATCATAACTCCTACTATCCACGAATCACCGTGTGAGGTTTCTATGCTACCAGACGGCATTACACCTATTAAAAATATAAAATCTTTTAACCACCGCACACATTTTCCAGCCAACTGCTCAGCACATCCTTCCAACAAATATTGATACATACGATACATATGTGTGTCCTCTTTAATTATCCACAATGAACCCATCATCATATATATCATCAGCATCATTGAATTTATATGTAAATCCAACGCTGCCACATCTCCATCTGCCACCATCATAGTTCCTGACCGAGCCCAAGCATATGTTTTATTTATTGTTGCTGAATCATTATAACCGGTTTCAAATTCATCATAAGCATCCATCTCATCGCCATATAATTGGAGATACTTTAAGTAAGCTCCGCCCTCTGTCCACTTTGATCCTATATCAATATGCACTGTACTATTTCTAGCATGTTCAGCGGTAACTATCCCATCCTCCCTTATCTTAAAACTATCCGGCGCATATGTTCTTTCTTGATGTCTAGTATGCAACAAATTATGTAATGCTGAATCTCCACTCAAGAAGAATAATCTCATTTTATGAAATATTCTTTTAATTTCTTCTTCCTTTAGAGAACCTCCATCTATAGCCGACAACCTCTGATTCTTTACTGATATTGATGTTATGTGCCTCAATAAATTCTTAATTATAGGAACCTCATACCTTGTTTCTTCAAAAATCCGATTTAACTGCTCTATTACTTCTGACATTATTATATGACTAGCCTGTTTCTTAGTAGGATGTGAAGTAAACTGAACTTTCATGCCTTTCATTCTAATGTCTGGAATATTTGGATATTTCCTCAGCGATGATTTACTTTTAGTGAAATGCCAAAATCGAAAATCCCCTTTATCTAATTCAAATCGAATTGGTTGCAAATCCACACAATATGAGTAATAATACTTTAAAGCACAATGGGTGTCATTGAAATCATAAGAAGCATCTACTCCCGTATTCATTTTAAACATCTTCAACAACTGATTTTCTAACCCTATACATGGATTGTATTGCGCATCAGACACATATGGATATGTTGGTGTTCCTCCAAACGCCAGATTATATATTGACAATTTTCGCAAGCATAACACCCTCAACGGTGGTACTACCGTCTCAGGTCTCACTACATTCTTTGCCCAATAATCATTTGGGCACAATTGCTCCATATGTTCTGGCAGAACTAAATGGGGAAACCTCCAATTCAACTGAAACTTATCTACCATTTCTACTATCTTTACATGCTCCGGGTCCAACTTTACCTTTTCCGTCGCTCCAGGGAACCACTCTGACCTCCATTCTGGAATTTTCATTGGAAACACATTTGCAGCCAAGGTCATTCCCTCTACCATTTTTGGAAAACTCAACATAGTTGTGCCTTTGGTCACTATCACAGGCTCCCCGTCCACTCTCTCTATCTCATGTGTTTGTGAAAATTCTATCAAAAAGCGCCGCTGAGCATCATCATATGATTCTCCAGGTTTTCTAAAAATAATTTGCTTTACCCCTCTCATATCCCCCAAATCATAAGACAAAATCGCTTCTCCTCCTTCTCCGCACTCTTTCTGCACGTTACAATGTTTCGCCATAAACCTTACCATGTGATCTTTATCTCTAGCCCACATTTTTAGTGACGTCTTTGTATCCAGTAGGTCCACAGGTACTTCGAAGCGGCGCTTCCTTCAC